TCCTTGGGGCATGAAAAAACCCGCCGTAGGCGGGCGGGTTGGTGGTGGGTGTTGCGTTGTTACTACGGATCGGCGTACCACAGCCCGAAGTCCTGTCGGGTGCCGTATTTCTTGATTTCGGCCGAGTAATCCGCCTCGAAGGCCCCGTAAGGCTCGGCAGCGAAGCTGCTGGCGGCGATACGCGCATCGACCTGCCGCGCCAATGCGTTGGCCTGCGCACGCGAATCCGCCCAGACGTTGACCTGGATGCGTGCGTGCGCTTTGTCGGGTCGGGTTTGATCTTGGAACCACTGGGCGCGGCCGCCGACCTGCTGGTAGGTGATCAGCGGATACACCGGTGAATCCGGCGGCACGTCGGGATAGACGCGCGTGCCGACCAGGTCTGTCAGAAGCGCGCGAAAGTCAGATTCGAAGCTCACACGAAGTCCTCGTCTCTGGGGGTGTACATGTCGCGCAGCAGCTCGGCCAGGCGCTCCCGGCCGCGGTCCATCATGGCCTGGGACATGCGCCCCAGTGACGACTCAAACGCTGGCCGCAAGAATGGTTTGGCAGGCACCCAACTGGTCTCGGTGCCGCCTTTGCCGCGCTTGCCGCCTTGCACGGCCCAGTGGCCGAATTCCTGCAGGTGGCCATGTGGTGCCTTGCGGCTGTTCCATGTCACCGCGTACACCACCGTCGTCTCGGTGGATTTGCCCTCCCGGTAGGCCAGATAGATCGCACCGCGCAGCGCCCCGGATTCCACCGGCGCGCGTAGCTTCGCCTCATCGCGCACGATCTTGCCGCCGGCGACCGCCATCGACCGCGCCACCTTGGTCTGGATATGCTTGAGGTTTTCCAGGCCCTGCAGCACCTCGCTCAGATCCACGCGATTAGCCACTGTTGCCCCCTTGCTCGGTTACCAGGTAGGCGCGATCACGGTCTTTCAGGTCGCGTATGACGCCCTTGATTTCGAACACCAAACCGTCGTGCGCGATCCGCATGCCCGCATCGACGCCCAGCGCAGCAGCGTCCGCGAAGCGCACCAGGAAGCTGTAGCGCGCAATAGAGGTCGGCAGGCCGGCCGCAACGCTGGAACGGATCGCACCCATTCCGGTCTCGTTGGCGATGCCGGCCCACAACTGGCCGGCATCCTCCCATCCCATCGCCGGCTGCCCTTCCGGATCCGTCCCGGTCGCTGGCCGCTGCACCAGCACCACCGAGGTGAGTTCAGACGCGATCATGGCAGCACTCGCCGGAACGGAAACATCAGGCTCTGCATCGCCGGGTTTTCGCTCAGCGGCTCTGTGGAGCCCGCCGAGCTGTGTGCGCTAAGGTCGTCCAGCCGCAGCAGGATCGCGGCCCGCAGCGCGGCTGGCACGGGGCCTGGCGTCGCCTTGAAGACAATTGGAACCGCGCCGGCTGCGCTGGTCACTGCTCCCGGCCACACCGGCAGCGGGCCTGTGCGCTCGCCCACAGGCGTCCATTCCCACGTGGCATCGGCCAGTGCATAGCCAGTTTGCAATTCCACCTCTTCGCGCGCCGCGGTGATCCACAGGGCGATCAGCTCATCACGCGCGGTGCTGATTTCCCGCAGATGCTGTTTTGCCTGAGCCAACGACACCGGCTCAGAGGACGCGGCGGCGACGAGACGCAGCATGAGTCAGCCCTCGGCCGATTGGACCGCAGCCGGATGGCTGTCGATCAAGCCGGCCTGCTCCAGACCTTCGACAAGCGCAGCATCGAATGGCCGCACCTGGCCGCACTTGCCATACGGACTATCGCGCAGGACCAGCGCCTGCTTGGACTCGCCGCCCTCGCGGGGGGCACCGAGCAGCGCGCTTTCGGTGGTGGCGCTGTCGCCGGTGCTCGGCAACGTCACGATGGCAACTTCTGCGCGCTCGGCGCCCGGCGTGCCTTCCGGGGTGGCAGCAATCACCGCCTGCTGCGTGCCCAGCGCCGTGGTTGCTTCGGACGCGACGCCGGCATCGCCGAGCGCGGCGCGCTCTTCTGGGGTGATCTGAACGCCGATGTCGTCCGTCGGCGGCACCTGGCCGGGAAACACAACGGCCGCCGGCGCGGTCGCCACGGTGGTCTCGGTCGTTGCGACCGGTGCGGTTTCTGCAACCGGCGCCGCGGTGGCGGGGGTGGTCTGATTCTTCTTGGCCATCAGGAAAGCTCCGATGTTGAGGAAAGGCGGGCAGCGAACTGCCCGCCAGTGCAAGCCGGTTTAGGCGGCCGCGCCGTGCTGGAACAGCTTCACTGCATCGCCCTGATCCAGCAGCGCGCCACCCGTGCGCATCCAGGCCAGGAAGCCGACCTGGCCGCGGCGCGTGTACACCGAGTCCGTGAAGCGGAACATGGTGAAAGCCATCACGTCGCGGATCTTGTAGTACTTGAAGTCGCCGAAGGCGATCGACTTGGCACCGGGCGCCGGCGCCGGCATGTGCTGGTTGATCTCCAGGCCCCGATTCAGCAATCGGTCCGGCGCGCCCTGCGGATTGCCCTGGTCGTAACCCGGCACGAAGATCGGGCGGCCTTCGCCATCCTTGACCTTGCGCAGCGAGGCCAGCACGTTGTCGTGGAACATCCACTTTGCATTGGCGCGGTAGGCCGGATCGACGCTGTGCTCGAGGTCCACCAGGTCGTCGTAGGTGACCGCTGCAGAAGCCAGCACCGCGCCGATCTTGCCCACGGTCGCACCGGTGACCAAGCCCTGCGGCTGGCCCACGCCCGTGCCGACGGTGTAGTGGCGGTTGGTGATGCGGTTCAGGCGGTGCACCAGGCGCCCGGCGATGAACGCTTCGATGTCCACCGAGCTGTCCTGCAGCAGCTCCCACGGCACAGTGACGACCTTGGAGCTGTACTTGAACACGCCCAGGTTCTTGGTGCCGAAGGACACATCCAGATCGGTGGCAGCCTGGTTTTCCGGCACCAGCTCACCCTCCTCGGCCGTGCCGTCGCTGGTCGGGAAGTTGATCGGCTCGCCGCCGGCGGTCGGGATGATTTCGGCGACACGCCGCATCGCGCCGTATTCCTTCATCCGATCCAGAATGGTGGTGGCCACACGGGTCGGCACGGTGTAGCCGCCCTGCTCGGGATTGAGCGCCGGATTGCCGCTCATGGCGTTACTGATCTGGCGGCGTTCTTCGGCGCTGAGCGCCGCTTCGCCACCGCGGCACCAGGAATTGAACAGCTTCATTGCGGCCGACGCGTTCTTGCCGCCGGCGCCGCCGTTGTCGTGCTCCTTGACGCCTGCATCGCGCATCGCGTTTTCGGCAGTCAGGTCCATGACCTTCTGGTGGCGATCGATGGCGGCATCGATGCGCTCGATTTCCGACATGTTGTTGTCGTACTTGGTCTGATCCTCGTTGGTCCAGGCGTTGCCGTTGCCGGTGCTGGCGTCCAGCAGGTTGCGGGTTTCCTTCGCCAGGGTGTTACGGCGCTCCCGCTCAGCGTTCAAATTGAAGGGCATTTCGGTTCCTTGTTGTAGGCACAAAAAAGCCGCCTTTCGGCGGCGGTGGTTTGCAAGCGGGAGCCGCTTACGCTGGTGCGCGCTCCAGCAGCGCCAGGCGCCGCTCGAGTGCGTTTCGGTGGGCGGCGATGGCTGTGCCATCGTCCGCGGTGGGGCCGGGCTCGGTCAGAGCTTTGGGGGCGTTCTCGTAGGCCGACAGATCCCACTGATTGGACGCCTTCTTCTTGCCGACGACCTCAATCACGCGGTCGGCAAAGCCGTGCTCCTTCGCCTCGTCGGCGGTGAACCACGTTTCGTCGTTCATCCACTGCACGACCTGCGCGATCTCGTTACCAGTGCGGCGGGTGTAGTCGCCAGCCAGACCGTCATCGATCTTGCCCAGCAGCTCGCCGGTCTTGGCCATATCGGCCCTGTTGCCGATGGCGATGGTCCAAGCGTTGTGGATCATGAAGCCGGCGCCCTGGGTGATCTCGACCTCATCGCACGCCATGCAAATTCCGGTGGCGGCCGATGCTGCCAGACCATCCACGTGCGCGATGACGGTTGCCTTGTGCTGCGCGATGGCCGTCATCATGGCGCGGGCAGCGAACACATCGCCGCCCGGCGAGTCGATGCGCAGGTGGATGGTGTCGGCCTCAATGGCGGCCAAGGCCTTCACAAACTCTGTTTCGTCGATATCACCCCACCATCCGCCGATCACCCCATGCAGGTACATGGTCGCCTCGCTGCCCGCCGTCTCGGCGCGCAGCGGCTTGGAGACGGCTGCGTTGTTACGCGCCAGCTGCAGCAGCTTCGGAATCGTCATCTTCTTGCTTCCTCTCGGTATCGGTGGGCGCCGCATCCTCTGCCGGCTTTGCGGCTTCGGACGGGCGATAAAGCACATCGCCGCCCGGGATTGGCGGCAGGTTCTTGGTGCGGCGCACTTCGTTGACAGTCATCCAGCCCTGCGCACCAGGACCGCCAAGCGCTTTGCCGAAGTACTCGGCCTGCGCCTTGGAGTCGCCGGCCATCAGGCTCTCGACGCTGTGCTCCACGAAGTAGCGGGAGGTGTAGAAGAGCTTCCGG